TACACAGAGTTCATCGAAACCTTATAGGCCAATTGTTTACCGTTATATACTTCCTTCATGTAACCCGTCGCGGTAGCCATATCCTTCTTGGCCTTTTTACGGAACTGTTTGAGTTCTAAAAGAATACTCGGTAAAAGACTTGGTACACCTTGAGCAAATTTATAGGTCTTTTCACCGACATTGAATGTTTCATAGGTAACCCCAGGAATGTTCCCATACTCCTTTTCATTCATAACCCAAGATGAATAACACAGATTGTGTGCCATCATGATAGATGGGTACAGAGCTTCAAAGTCTAGGGCTGTGATAGGTGTATAATATGCACCTTTTTGTGCCTCGAGGACTGTAGCACCCTCGTAGGGATCAGATGTTACAGTACCATAGCGGATGGTTGGGACCATGAAACCAAGCTCCCGTGCCTTTTTCGTCAGTTGACTAAACACCTTAATCTGTTGACCCCTCTCAACCAGGAAACACATTGGAACCCAGGTAGCTTTGGCCATCTCCAGAAGGTTTAGGAGAATACACATCTTCTTCATCAACTTGTGGGGCAGTAGGGTATCTTTGATACAATACTCCGCAACTTCACCCAATTTTACGGGATCACCTTCCCGGTAACGAGCAAACATCTCCCTTGGGGGCATATCAATCTTTTGGTCCCCAATATACAATTTTGAAACATTATTGAGACTGTAAGAATCCAACTTGTAACCCTTCTTGACCTCGTGGAACATATCGAATATAAAACGCCCAGACATTGGGAGAAGTTTCAAGAGATTGTCACCAAGTGCACTCGAACTCAATTTCTTGATCAAAAGTTCACATTCCTGGGACTTCAGTTTTCCCATTTTGAAAAATTCTGGGTCACACCCAACGACAAAGGCCCTCTTGTAAATAAATTCAAGATCAAATCCAAATATATTCCAACCTGTGAAAATGTCAATGTCCTTTTCATGGATATATTTTTGGAATGCTTCAAGCATGTCCTTTTCTGTATCAAAACTAATAGTATCAGGACCATCAGTTTGTTTGTAACATAAGCACACCCGTTCATACGGTTCATCACTACCAAACGTACACAATGACACTGCAATTTGGAAACATGCATCATCTGTAACATCAGCATCCGGGAACTTACCAGTGGAACTGTTACACTCGATATCAAATGACGCCACGACAAATGGTGCGATGTCATCCCTCGCCACTGGTTTAAGGGTAGTCCAATCATTACAGAACAAATCAATATCAACACGGGCTAAATGAGAACGAATACAATTATCACCAGTCTCTAACCACCCAGTAGATTGAATTCCAGTTCTATGCATCAGCCGGAGGACGGGGTCCAAGTTAGACTCGAAGACTTTAGCTTTAAAAAAACCAGACGAGAGCTCGAGTGGTCGCTTTAGAAACGAATCCACCCGACGTCTCATTTGAAGATTTACAAAGTCCACCTTCATAAACATAAACTCCTCATTGTTTTGGAATCCCCAAACATCCTTCGACTTCATCATAGAATAACAGAGTACACATTCAGGACACTTCCGATCGATCGTACTATAAATCTCTTGAATCTTCTGCTTTGAGGTTTTCAAGTCAAGTTTGATGAAAAAGTATGGAGTAAATGATGTAGTTACACATACAGATTTACCACCCTCGGTTTTACCAAAAATACTTACCAAATGTTCTTTGTCAGAATCCCTCGCTTCCCAGGTTAGTGCCTGGAATACCACCATGTGTTTACATCGACCCCAATTTTTAATATCATTTATTAATAAATGTCAGCAGCTTTGATTGAGCTCGTTTCGGTGGGGGCCCAGGATGTGTACATCACAGGTGACCCCCAAGTCAGTTTCTTTCGTCAGAACTACAAGCGATACACAAATTTCGCAATGAAGCCCGAACGCTTAGATTACATTGGTACATTCGGTGAAAACAATGAGGTTGTCATCCCCATCCGCTCTAAGGGTGACCTCATGAGCTATATCTGGATCGAGGACACTCGTATTTCAAATGTTCAGACCAACTCCGACGGTCTCTTTTCCGCAGGCGCCTCCGGCCCAACTGAGTTTGGTCTCTGGATCGGCGGCCAAAAGGTGTCGCAACTGGATTCTCTGTTTATTCAGGGTGTCCACAACCCACTTCTCCGTGATAACACGGCCAAGGCTTCGTGTGCCGTTACAACCAACAATAAAAAGTCCAACCACGGTGGTGACCACTTCATGATTCCCTTCTTCTTCGGTGAGGATTGGACCAAGGTTCTCCCTTTGGTGGCCCTCCAGTACCACGACGTGGAGATCCGCATCAAGTGCCGTGACGGATATACCCCAGTCGGCACTCCTAAGGTTTGGGGTAACTACATCTACCTAGACACAGACGAACGTAAATATTTCACAGATAATGAACATGAACTTCTCATCACCCAGACTCAACACCAACTTGCCTCCAATACCGATACAGAGATTGATCTCACATATTTCAACCACCCAGTGAAATCTGTCCACCTCGTTTCCGGTAAGGCTACTGGTGATGACTGGGATTCCGAATTCACTTTCCAAAAGTCGTCTCTCTACATCAATGGTGTTCCCCTCTTCGAGGATACCTCCAATGTCTATCACCACACAGTCGTTCCAGAAATGCACAGCACGGATCTCCCAGACGACATTCTCGAGGATCTTCCCACCTTCACATGGCCATTCTGTCTCAATTTGAGCAAAATGCAACCCACTGGTACCCTCAACTTCTCCCGCATCGATAATGCCAAACTCGCACTCGTTGGACCCACGGGTGGTAACGCGCTTCACCGCATTTACGCGGTGAACTACAATGTCCTCCGTATCAAGAATGGTATGGCGGGTGTCGCGTTCGGTAATTAAACCTAAGTCAGATTATCACCTCTAAATTTTAGATAATGTCTAAGCGAAAAGCAAAACTGTCTCGTAAAATTGGTAATATCAAAGTATCAATTTTACGCGAGTGTACACACACCGATTTTTCTTTATTTTTTATTCAACCCCAAACCTTTTTGACTCGAGGATTTCTTTAGTCTTCTCGTACATCCTTGTACCATGGAAGGTTTTATCCTTCAGCTCGTCCCAAATCTCTAAACGACCTTCCAGGAATGTAACAAACTTTTCAGAATCCCCGGCGCTCGTGTAGCGAACCCTCTCACCCTCGAGAGCCTTGTTCATCGCTTCCTGTTTACCCTTCATGTACATGGCTTCACGTTCTTCATATGTCATACGGGTTGAAATTTCAGCGTTTCCCTTGGCAACCATTTACTATTCACAGTACCGACTTCTTTATTCCTTTTTAGGGGCAAGGCGCCTCTTGATATCAAAGCCTATACGTCCTGTCGAAAATACAGAACAGGCACATGCACCTAGGAGCATCGCCATCATTGGTGGTGGACCCTTGGGGAGAGGACCCAACTTTTGAATCACATTGACAAACATAAACATACAACAAACAAATGAACCGATTGTCGAAAGACGCAGGGGTGTATTCACATTGTACATCTCTGAAGTAGTTGGTAGTAAATCCATACCTGGGATAGATGGAAGGAGATCAGAAACCCCGGGTATCATAAATATGGGAAGCATTTATTGTATACCTACATTTTTATATAGGTGTAGTTTTCAGTCGCTGGAGAAGTTGTTTCCGCTTCTGGTTCCGCCTCTGGTTCCACTTCTGGTTCCATTTCTGGTTCCATTTCCGCCTCGACAGCCGATGGACCGACCATCTTCTTGTCTTTCTGTTGTGACATCATCACAGCCGCCAATCCAGATGACACCAAAAATATAACCAATAATGAGATTACATTTTAGTTAGGTCGTATTCCCTCTGGTGTAGACCCTGGGCTGAAGATGAAACCTTTGCTTTGAGTTTCAATAATTCCATAATAGTTTCATCATCAAGGTACTTGAAAAAATCTCTTTTCGCATCAAGGTCGTTGAGTAAAAACTTCTCCTTTCTCGCCTGTACATACGGCCATACGTGTTTACGTAAGGATATAAGCTCAGTTTCAATCTTTACAAGTTGGGGGAGAATAACCTCTCGAATGAGTATATTTGTTTCACGAAGATCGTCTTTGAAGTCAGTCATGAGTATTACTCAAATGCAATCTTTAAACGCCTAAGTTATATATTAAAATTTTAATTTAAATCAAAATGACAATCATAATTACAGACACCAAAAAAAACTTTCTTCGCAAGATAAGTGGAGGCATTCATACTTTGATGGCTTCATCTTATCTGTCCGATGAAATCGGACTACAACCACTCGGAATAGTTGAAGAATTTATTTCAAGAAGGTTACTTGTATATGATACAAATGTAGTTGGTGTACCGAGACATTGGTTCTCTGATTACAAATTTGATTTAGAATTGGATACCATGTCTGACAATGAACTATCTGAATTTCTTCTTTACTTGGATAATGTAGACATAACTATTAAACGAGTATTCAGTGAAGCATATTTGTCATACGACGATATGAATGACGATGAATATGATTATGCAAAACTTATAGAAAACAACTATGTAAATAGTTTCAAAGATTTTTTAAGTATAAAGAATTAGCCTTAGAGTGTAATATGATAGGTCCATTGATCGCATTATTTTTATTTAAATTTGGGTGTATTCCCAAAACCGAACCCCATGTAGTAAAGAAATTTAAACTCCGCGAACTCCGAAAACTCCCCAGAGATTGGGAAAATGACGACATAACTACTCACGGTGTAATATCCCTAATGAATGAATTCTCTAGGGTGAGACGACAGTGTGATGATAGTATAGTTTTCACCCCATTTGGAATTAAAACCACTATAGATATTTTCAGAAAATACATCGGTGGGGAAACTGGTAAAGATTTACTTATAATATCGAAGAGGTGTATCACGGATGCATTCATTAAACGATTTAGATTGGACGACCTGAAAACCATCCTCGAGAATTGGAAGGGTGAAAATGTTGTTGAAGTTCAAACAATATTGTCACACTACACTTGTGAATTGGAAGTTCTTCGAGGGTGTAGAAGACCTGTTCCAACAGTACCTGGGGGTAGAAAATTATAAAACACTCGATATTATGGTGGTCTTTTTCGAAAAGATGGATATTCTTAAACGTGAGTTATGTGCACAGATTTGACCGG